ATTAAGGTGTACTACGCCCAATTGGCCTAGTACTGCCAACACAGGTTAGCAAGCCTTCTTGCTAAGCCCCATTGACGTTGGTAACTCCATAGGAGGTCTAGGATGTCTAGACTCCTTTTTCTGTTTAGGAAGGTATATATTCTATTAAACGAACATAGGATTTTAAGGGTTCTTGTTGAACTTCGAACCCCTATACTCCGGCTTAATCCCCCTTTTAAGCTTTGTCTGTTAACGTTTAATAGAATCCATAGTTGCAGGATCATTATTCATGTACCAAGGCATCCAATTCCTTGGTAGATGTGTGACTAGCCCATCGGTTGATGGAACTTCCACGTAAGGAAGGGCACGTTTAACGGCCCTATAATAATTCCTTTGGGAAGTTAGCTTAGATGCTAGTTCGGCAAGTGATGTCTTTGTATTTAGCCTTCGCCCGTGTTTCAATCTGTCCAAATAGGATTGACTCTTTTTGGCGATCTGAGCAGGTCTCAATTCGACCTTGACCATCGGTTAAAGAGGGAACATTTACATCCTCTTAAACGATTCCACAGCAGTGCAAACCTCGGATTTATAGTGATCCGAGACATTTCCTGGAATAGGAAGATAGCCCTTTGGAACCTACTTTGCTGCATGAGTTACTCTAACGTCATGCGCGGAAGGTTTTCCCTAAAGGACTTTGCTCTCTGTGTACTCAGAGTTCACGACTTGAACGGCTAACTATCGGACTTCGCTGGATTGCTCTAATACCCAGAATTGTTCTGGTAAATCCAGTGGATCATATTTTCTTTAAAGAAGTCCCGATATAGACAACTGATGACGACCATTTATGGAGCTGAGTCTGGCTTCAGAAGCGCACGTGGGAGGTAAACCAAATCCTCCTAATGCCCGTGGTAAATAAGGGTACCTAAAACCTTAATCTCTGGCAAACTGCAGAGCCTCAGGAAAAGCGTACTTTATGACTTTTCCTATAATAAAGTTAGGTCTGACCTTTAAAGCGCTGGCCGCAGGGCCAATCGCATACCACCATGGACAGAGTCCGAATTACTTAAATTCGGAAGGATCCCTGTCAAGCAACCCTTTTAGAGGGAACGCGCGTGAGAAGCTCTTGAGCCTAAGTCGGTGAGTCTTTACTACGACTTTCTTAGGAGCTCTGAGTCCCGGTATAGTCATCATAAGAGGAGGGTTCTCATCTAGGTACTTCTAGGACAAAGTAGGCTTGAGCCCCTTTCGGGCAGGCATTAGGTTCTATGAAGCCTCCAGTGTATAGAATGGAACGACAGCATGACTGACATATACTTCAGTCATAGTGTTCTTTTCCTGTACTTCAGCCTTGAATACTTCTTCAGTATAAATTCCAAAGGCTCTGGACTGGTAGTGTTTACCAGCTGAGAATTTTCCTCCACTTGCCACCACTCTAGATTCATACGAAGAAATCTAGCCCGTGGTCCACACAGCGAGAAGATCATCACCACAGATCTTGAATGGATCAACTCGCTCATGAATATTCCCGTGTGCCCAAAATAGTTGAACTAAAGAAAGGGTTACCCATGTAAGTGGTAATCCCATAAGGATTCCTCTTTTGGAGAGGATACAGTCCGGTTTGCCGTTGACTTCCTTATA